TTAATCCCCGAAGATTGGTTTAGTAGTTGCAGGGATAGAAGGGGTGAATGGAGGTGTGTCTTCGACTGCCTCTTCAACTTCTTCTGCTGTTACTTTTTCAACTTCCTTCTTGGGTGACTTTTTAGCTCCAGCTTTCTTTGGTTTGTCATCTTCATCATCGATGGCAATCTCAGCTATGAAGCCGTTCTCTTTGCGACCGGCAGTCATGTCAACTGTTACGGTCTTACCTTCCAGTGAAATACCCTGAGAGGTAACATAATCTACCAAGGCAATTTCAATTTCAGGTTGGGTCAGTACGATTTTCATTTGATTTCCTTAATTATGGATCACATAAGTTTGGGCTACATAGTGGGCTATCATGAGTGCATCACTGCACCCGTCCAGCAATCCACCTCTGGGCCCTCTGATGGTTACAGCTGGGTAAAGTCTGTCACATATACTTGCGACTTCTTTTTTAATATCGTTACCCTTAGCTTTAACTCCAACGTGTTTCTGCCACACCTTAGGCTGTACTCGCATAACCATGATGCCTGTAGCCTGAGCCAAGGTATTAACTACACCTACGTTGTATCCAAACATAAAGTTTGATTTAGCAGATGCACCATGGATCGAGTGAACATCCTCAATCATGATGGCTTTCACATCGCATGTTTCCTTCAGATGCAGGATTCTTTCGAGCAACTCGAAAGGCTTATCAGTGGTCGGGTAGAACATGACTTCGTTTTGGTTCGGTGCAAGAACGCATATAGACCCCTTAGCTCCGGGGTCTATGCCTATAAAAACCACAGGTTTCCCTGTGTTAGTTATAGAATCAGCCATTAGCTGAACAACGAGGTTGACTTAGGTGCTGCTGCAGCTTTAGGTGCACCGGCTGTAGAACCGCCTGTAGCGCCCTTAGCCTTGTTTTTAGTTACACCAGTCCACTTCTTCGCCCATGCATCCATAAAGTCTGCAGAGGTCGCCTCAGCACGGATTTCGGCTACTGTGAGCCCATCCTTTGAGCGGAACAACTTATCAATCTCGTTTTCTTCACGAGTTTCACCTGATGGTACATAAGCGCCCGCATCATTCTTGACGTTTTTATCCACAGTTTGCTTGATCATACCTACACGGATCTCTTGACCGGTAAGATCAGTCAATACAGGAACAGTGGTAGGAACCTCAGCCTTGGCATCGTAGCTCCATAGCTTCAGTACCTTGTCTTCGGTATCCAACTGAGAAATTTCTTTACCTACTGTGAGTAGGGACAAGGCATTTGCAATGTTGAAGCCCGGTAGGTAGTTGCGCTTACCGTCTCTCTCGTAGTAGTTTTTGTTGCCCTTAGCATCGCCAGAGGTAACCCAAAGTTGTTGACGCACATCGCGTCCACCCATGTTGAGCTCTAGGTTCAAGCTCATGGCTCCACCAGTTGATTTACCGATGTAAGCAACTTTGATGGTTGCATCGTATACACCAGATTCAACTGCGCCGCCGCCACCTAATACATCAGATTCGTTGGCAATGTTGTTGTCTGTTTTTAAGCTGTCTAGTAGTGACATAATTTTCTCTCTTGGTAAAAGCTGGCTACTGAGTAGCCAGATGATTAATGACTTAGCTGTAGTATTCAGCCAATCGGGTATTTAAGAACTCAACATTGTTGTCAATGTAAGTCTCGTTTACTGCCCACATTCCCATAGGAGAACGAATGCGTTCTGATATGGTTCCTTTGGTCAGTCGTGTTTGAAAGCAGTATTTAAAACCAAGCATTTCCTCTTCTTCTGTGATGTTCAAGAAGGGCGAGGAGTAATTAGCAAGATCTTTAATCTTCACTCGCTTAGTTGAAACTACTGTAGAGAAGTAGGCCTCGATTCCATTATTCTTCAATGAGCCTTTCACAGGTACCTTGGTTTCAATGACATTTTCATTTTCATTGAGGGTACCTACTGTGTGGGCAGTGAAGTAGACATTCTTAGTGGATGTGGCTACATGGGCTTGCATCAAAGTCTTAAAGTATTGTGCAAAGTCGCCCCATGCCTTCATTGTATTTGCAGAAGGTAGAACATAAATAGATTCAAACTGATCCATGAGGAACGTGAGTGAATCAATAATGATCGTATGACAGTCTTTGTCTTCTTCCGCTCGTTGAAATACTTCATGAATCTGCAATGGATCCACGATATTAAACTCACGAAATCCACTTTTAAAGGGTAAGCGTTTGTTGGATTCGGTATTGCAATACCAGATGCCTGCAGGGTTCTGAAGATCTTTAAGTGATGCCGATTTACCGGTGGCACTTTCACCGCTGATCAATACCAGATTGTCGTTCATTATAGTTCCTTGTTTTTGATGCACAAAGGGGCGGGGAGCCGCCCTATGCGTTATCTCTTGTAGCAATTGCCCGTGTTGCGGATACAAGAATAGTGGTGAGTACTTCTGTCTCTTCCATCTTATCCTGCAGTTTGTTGTTAAGGGCTAGTACGTTATTTCTAACAGTGTCCAGACTTTGGCCTGAATCCACTAATAGCAATGCGTACTTGATCAGCTGGTTTGAGCGATTGCCAATGCCAGTATTGTTCACGAACCAACGCTCTATGTTAGATAGAGATTGTTGATCATTAACAATTTTCTTACGCTCTTCATTCTTGGTAGTCTTAGGAATGAATAGCAAAGCATCCAGCATCTCTCCGTCTACATACTCATAGATTCCGTTGTGTGACATCCACTTACGGGCTCTCTGATTGGTCTGTGTATCCACTGAGAATGGGAGCCATTCGTAGATATTAGACATGAACTCTTTATAATCTTTCGAGTCCATACGGAGGGTGTAGCTTATTGGGAAGATAATCCGGTACCGATTGTTAGTAGCAGAATGACGCTTCGTTGTGTAGAACATACATTTGTAGTCCTTCAACAGCATCTTAGCTGTGTTCATTTCAGTACCACCATCTACATCGACCACTACCAGATTAAATCCCGGCAATGCATTCTCTTCCTTGCGGTAACCATCGAGGAGGTGATGCGCTACCCAATGGTATCCATCCAGCTGAGTCAGCTTATGCAGCTGATCAAACGGGACTTCTTCATTGCTGTAGTTAGCAGCCATCTCTGTACCGTAGGAGATCAAGACTTTATTCAAATCTGTCTTCTGTAGTGATTCACCTTTCAAGAACTCGATACCATCATTGAACATACGCTTGATGATAATGTTGTTCTTATACCCATAGGCAATAGCCAGTGTCATGAGCTCACGCTTCGCTGCTTCTGCACCCTTGTAGAAGGGTAGGTCTTCGACCAAATCAACGTGTGTGACCTCACGGCCGATCTCAGCTATATATTTTGCTAGCTTCACATAGTTACGGTCACGAGTGAGTAGCCTTGTGAATGCTTCCCCTGATTCCTCAGCTAACTTGATAGCACTGTATAAGTGATCTTCAGTTATGCAAGATGAACCATCAATGAAAGCGTAGGCCCCTGCAAGCTTGAGTGCCTTAAAGTATCTATGAGACATTTCTGCCTTACGGATCTCTTCGTGCTCTGCATAGCTTTCAGATAACTCTTCGCAATAAAGCCGATACTCAATCAAAAGAAGGCTTACTGCTTTATCCATAGTTAACTTTTTATCAAAGTTAATACGGTCTGCCAGTTGACCCAAGTGGGTAGACAGTCCCTCTAGGTAAACGTCACCTGAGGTATCCGTCAACAAGTCAAAGACCTGTTCTGGAGTAAGCTTGGTCTGCTTAGGATTTGCTCTGCTGTAACCAAAGAAGCAACGTCTGGCATACCCTGTTTCGAGCATAGAATAAAATTCTTCCTCTACTCGTCCGCCACTCAGCAACTTGGATGGAGTACCAAATAGCATCATGTTAGTAGGAGTCTTGCCATCGATCTCTTCGCTTCGGACATTCTCCGAAGTGTTCTTGGTCAGTTTTTGTTTAACTTTACCTACGTCATACAATTCTAGGAATGTATTCAACACATCAACTTGACCCAATAGGTTTGAGCCTATCTCGTCAATTTCCATGTTCATGGATCCTGCATTTGCCATTAATAGCTTATGACGCATCTGCTTAACCGCAGCTGTAGTACCTGAGTCGAATGAGAAGGCGAGTACGCCTAGATTATCGAACTCTTTTTTAACGCGCTCATACTCATCATTAGGATCCACAACAATATTAGTTGTGATCGTCTTACGATTGGCACGCTGTACTGCCAGTTTATTTAGGTTGGTTTCACCAATAGCAGGAAAGGTTTCCTCAAGGAATAATTCCTTGAACTGATTGATAATCTTTTCTTCCACAATGTTAGTGGAGTGTCCTTTACCCTGACCTGATGTTGCCAAGTTCATAGCATACATATTGATCGGGATAATTCCCCGATCGTGTGTATCAATCTTGGCTCGCATCATTGAGGCGACTTTAGAAAAGTAATAACCAATCAGCACACGAAAGAATAACGGGTTAGCGCTCTGTGTTTTATTACACAGAATTTTAACCACCTCTTCCGATTTACCATGGTATTCCAGTTCATCAAGATTTCGCATGTTATGCCTCAGAGGTAGGAATTATAGATGAAGGCAAGTCTTCTCGATTAACCTTGCCTCGCCAGATACGAGAATAGGAGGTCTTACCTTTGTTCAATGAAAGCTCTCCATTTAACTGATGGGTAAGTTCGTCCTGTGTTTGCTTTTTACCACCAGTATTTTTCATAACGTGTACTTTGTATGCTTCCAAGACATGATCAAAATGTTCCTGTGTGAACTGCGTTGTATCGTACTTTTTGCGGCAGCTGGTAGCAGTAGGTACTTCTACAGGTTTGGTTTTTGGAGCTAAATCCTCAAACCATTCGTAGATTTCTTGCCCCATTTTTACTAATCCAAGTGTTATACCAATGGTTTTCAGGCCTGCTGTGATTGCTGGAAAAGCCATGTTGTTCTCCTAAAGTTTTAAAGTACCATCTGCTATGTAAGCAGATGCCTGATTGCAAATGGAAGCTGCAGGACAGTATCTACACGCCTTCACTTCCCCTTTTACTTCGACTACGATTCCACTGTTACCATCATTGCTTAACTGAATGTTGGCCTGAACAATGTCATCGAAATTCTTGGTGCTTCTAGCAGTTATTTTACCGCTCTTGTAATACTTCCATACCGGCGCTGATCGCCATAGTTCCTCGTCAGTACACGGTGGCATGTCATCCTGATTCTTATTCATGTTGGAGGTTACTTCTGCTAGCTTGTTTCTAACAAAAGCTTCAGTTGCCTCTACACTTTTCAGGGGTAGAACGTATTCCATTACACGGTTCTTGGGATAATTTTTATCTGTGTTGGCTCGCATAGCCTGCCAATCAGTAAAAATGAATTGAATAGCCATGTGATCGTTTGTAATGATCTCAGGGTTTAACCAGCGGTAGATACTTCCCTGCATGATGTATTTCTCATCATTGGTTTTCTTGAGGTAAGTAAAGGTACCAGTCGATTTAAAATCCTCGAGTCTTCCTTCAATAACAAAATCAAATTTCCCTGATATGTTATATCCGTCAACGACCTTGTTTACCCGCTGCTCCATGTAAACCGGTATGGTGTCTTCTGTTAGATCCTTTGGATCTGGATTGATTAACACCCTCTCGATCACGTTATTGGGATAACCAAGATCTTGTAGGCTGGTTTTATAGTTGTTTAACCAAGCTCTTTCGATACTATCGTGGATAGCTGTACCCATTTTACTAGCAACCAGTGAGGCTACGTCCGTCAATGAGGCATTAAGGGCCATTTTAGAGCCCAAACAGAGCTGTTTGGTTGGTTTTAGTAGTGAGGTAGCACTTATGTGCTGTGGGTCTTCTGAGTGATCGTAGGTGTCTTCTGCGAGCCATACGGCCATACTCAGAGACACGTTTGTTTGGTTGAGGAATTTCTTAGCCATTAGTGCCTCTCATTTTAAGTTAGGGGTCGGTGATCCAAAGATCACCTTCATGTCACAGGAGTGGTGCATAGCTTATAGTGCTAGTCACCGGATGGTGTTAAGTCCTGAACCAACTCAGGGTTTTATAAGCACTTTTCGTTATGCATCGGAGGTATCACAAAGGATGTCCTGCCATGATTGCCGGTGTTATTAGCCCCACCGCCGGCTGGGGTAGTTCGGGAGTTTCAATACAAGCCAAGTATTGAAGCGATTGTTATGCATATTGCGAATGGCGGGATGATTACTGCAAATATCACTGCAGCCATGCTTTCAGCTATGGCTATACCAGCGAAATACATAATCATTAATATAAATTGTACTAGATATTTCATAAGTCCTCCCTGAAGCACTTAGCTACAGGTAAATTAGGAATGCCATAGTCAGTCAATCCAAAGGATTGTACTGTTAACATCTTGCCTACTGCTGAATCACGATTTAGCCAGTGTTGGTGCTTTTCTTCACGGGTTCCATGAGATAAAACATCAAAAGGGCTACCATTTGAAGCTAAACAGCTAAAGATTGCAACCTGATATTCAGTACCATCTTTGGCAGTAACAGGCTTGCCTTGTCCAACGCCTACTATGCGGTATTCTGCGTCTTGCATGTCCTTAATTTTAATTATGTCCATGCACCGAGATCCACCTTTGTAGGGGTTATCCCCCTGTCGGATCATGGTTCCTTCGTAGCCTTCAGCTAAGAATCTCTTATGGAAAGCCATCACTTGTTCCATGCTATCTACAGCAAAAGTAGGTACGTCCACCAACTGTGGTAAGCGGGCATAGGACTGCCATGCCATTGTATCTGCAAATCTTACTGGGAAGTTTCTTTCAGAAACCGAGTCAAACACATGGTATTTGACTTTTTCAGATTCACCGGGACGATACTTTTTAATTAGTTTGCCGATTTCCGTGAGAGTCTTACCATGTATATACAATTCCCCATCTAAATGAATCCCAGTTGGGATACTTTTAAACTGAGGTAGAGTGGTAATAGGTTTTCCACTGGAGGAATACATAACACCATCTTTCACCATGGCTCGATGTCCATCGATCTTTGGTTGCACCCATGCTGTATTCCAATCAATTTTTTCCACCTTGACTTTATCCAGTTGCATAGCTTTCTGCGGTAAGGTGAAACCAAGCGTATTGGTGACAGAAGCACCTGCCTCTGGTTTATCGTCAACGTAACCTTTGTCACGCTTCTTGTTAGCCTTAGAGACTAGCTCTAGGCAGGCTTGCTCGAATGGTGAAGTCTCGTTGGACTTACCTATGTTCTTGCCTTGAATGTAGGTAACTGTTGAAACAGGTTTTGCATCTTCAGATGCAGCTGAAGTAACCAGCATTTTAGCGTCCGAGTGAGGTGGTGTCATTGGTGTTACTTCGCATGTCCAGTAACCTACCTTGCCAGTGCTATGCACTTTATAAAGTTTAATAAAATCAGTCATGATGTAGCCTCGGTTAGGCACCTGCCGTAGCGAGTGCCAAGCCTGAACGCAGTGAAGGCGTTAGGCACGGAAGCGTAGGTAGGTGCTATTAGTTAAATTCTTTTTCTGCTTGTTCAATCAGGTCAATGCAAGTATCTAACCACTGATCCTCAAACCATTCTCTTGATAGAGTGGTTGGGCTGGTGTGGTCATAGAGGTAAGACAGGATTTTCTTCTCAACGGAGTGAACGTCAGTAAATTCTCTACTGATGCACACTAAGTAAGAGGAAGAGTAAGGCTTGTCTGCATTGTATTGGGTAAGGCGTTTCTTGATGTTTTGTGTTCTACCTATTTTAAGGTAACCCTTAAAAGCTGAGTCTTGGATAACGTAGATGTACCCACGTTTATCTTCCTCTTTCGGTAGTGGTTCTATTGCAAATAGCTCTAAGTCTATTCGGGATGTAAAATCATCCATAGCATAGCGTTGCATAATAATTCCTTAGGGATAAAGCCTGCGAATGCAGGCTATTTACCAACCCAGTTATTAAAAGATAATGGAGTCATAGCCCCATTAGCTCTATCTGAGAACTCGCCATTAACTAACTTGACGAATGCTGGGAGTCCGCCACGGATACCGTATCTTGCTGCAAGAGCATGGTCTTGCGTTACATCGACTATGCGCGCATTACTTAACTCTTCCACCAGAGGTTTCATAGTTTTACATGCGGAGCAGTTAGGCCCTGTGAACATGATAATTTCTTTTGATTGCATAGTAGTCTCAGTTGGTTCCAGTTGATCCAAAACCGCTTGTACCTCGCGTAGTTTCCTCCAACTCATCCACCTCAACAGAAGCAGTCAGAGTTTTGCGGAATACTATCTGAGCAATACGGTCACCTTTTGTTACTCTGAATGGTTCATCGCTTTTACTTAAAAGAAGTACCTTAACATTTCCGCGATAATCTGGATCTATCTCCCCATCCACAGCAAAAATGTTGTGTTTGAAGGCTAATCCAGATCTGGGGCATACTTGTCCATCGTAGCCTTCTGGAATAGCCATTGCTATTCCAGTGTCGAAGGCAGCTGAACCGTGAGGAATAACCCATCCATCTTCAATAGAGTAGAGATCGAATCCTGCTGCCCCGTCTGATTGGCGGGCAGGGATAATAGCATCTGGGTGCATCCTCTTAAACTGTACTGGCTTCATGAGGCTAGCCCTCCAAAATGGTAGGCTTCCCAACGCTTCTCAGATTTTGCTAAAGCATTGGCGAGTTCTTCATTTTGATCAAGCACAGCCATGAGTTCTTGCTCAAGCATGGTAACTCGGTGCTTTTCCGCTAACTCTTCAATATCAGCAGACGCAGGTTCTCTACATTCTTCCACAACTTTCTGATGGAAGCGTTGTGCATAATCCATGATCTTGACTGCTTCTGCGATAGGGTGATCTTTCTTCCCTAAGCGATCGAAGTACTTGTCAATACTCCAGCGCATTGCACCTACAAATTGTTCCCAAGGGTACATGTCATAGGCACGATCGATGAAGTCTTTAGTATCTGTCGGATGATGCTTATATCTTTCTTGTTTTGGCAGGTGTGTCATACGATGAATCCTTTTTCCATTTGTAACCCGTAGATGTAGCCATGGAGCCAATTGTAATCGGGAGTTTCTATTGCTCCAGCTTTACGGGCTAATCGTAGATATTTAATAGCACCCTCGAAGTGTTGCTGAGTGCTACAGCTATGTATAACTTTTAATACTTTTTGCCGCGTTTCGCTTATCATCTTTCTTCTCCCATTTAGCAGGTCTGTCCCACGCATTCATAGCTATCATGATTTTATCCGCCAGCTCTATATCTACATCGATACCTGCTGGAGATGAAACCCATCCTACGTTTAAACGATGCTGTGGGTTAGTGCCATTCAGAAGAGCTTGATGCAGATCATTCAATGGCTTAGCCAAGTCTTTGTACAAATACTCGCCTTTGGCTAAAAGCTCTTGGCTGCGTATGTACTGTTGTTTATTCTGATCCCGACATAAAACTAAGCAATGGCTAGACCAAGGTAATGCCTTGGTCATGAAAGCTACCTTCACATCCACTGCCTCAATATTGAGGGGATCCCCGTTAGTATTGAAACAGATTGGTTCAGGATAGCCCGGGCACCATGCAACTAGAATCTGTCTAGTCAGTTGTTTCACAACAACTTTAGCGCGTTTGTGCGGATTGTATTTCTTCTTTGGTTTCGCTGATTTAGTCATGATTACACCGCGAAAGGGTACGATAGAGCTGGTTCATGAACATAGTTAGCCAATGTGAAATCATCGGGAGTAACCCATGTCTCTAAATCAGACAGAGTTTTAATATCCTTGTTGATGATCAATTGAGGTAACCTGTAGGTAGGTCTGCTGAGTTGGACCTGCAGCTGTTCTATCTGGTTCTCATAAACGTGAATATCATGCATGAAGTGAGTTAAGGTACCTGCCTTGTGCCCAGTGATCTGTGCCATCACTGAGAGAAGCCAAGCGTATCCTGCGATGTTGTAGGGAAGTCCAAGGGGAACGTCTACGCTTCGCTGATACAAACTCATATTTAAGTATTCTCCGTCTATGCCAAATTGATACAAAAGATGGCAAGGTGGTAGTGCCATCTGATCCAACTCAGCAGGGTTCCAGTGGATAACGATCTCTCGCCTCGTGTCGATCCCCTTACGAAGGTTTTCATACACACTCAGCAATTGATCTTCTCCATTGAAATCGCGCGCCTGAGCGCCGTATATGGCCCCCAGATCGTCCTTACCTTTACGATAAGGATTGTTTAACCAGTCTTTATTTTCATTGGCATTAGCATCCCACACTTTACAACCTAACTTACGGAAGTCAGCTGCGTTGGTGTAGCCTCTAATGAAGCCAAGCATTTCAGCGATGATCTGTCGATACGCTAGCTTCTTGGAAGTGACTGCAGGGAAACCTTCCCTTAAGTCGTACTTAGCCATATCACCCATGTAACCCACGGTATCAATACCGGTGCGATTACTCTTGCGTGTACCTGCCAAGCATTTCTCTGCAATATCAAGATACTGTTTCATATAAACTCCAAAATAAAAAAGCCCCATTGAAGAGGCACGGAAGATGCCGGAGGCATCATTTCTTACATATTTCTCGGATAGTTAGCTCATCTGCATTATTAGGTATGCTGAATTTGTCTGCCCAGCTTGGGTAGAACAGTTCCAGATTACCACCTAAACCCACTATAGGGTGAGCGATAGCAGGATCATCTTGCCATTCCATGCATTTGATGTAGTTCTCGTTAAACCAACGAACCACATCAATATCATCCCTCAACAGAAAGTAGGCTGCATCGTGGATCCACATTATGGGTAGAATGTTCAGCTTATGCTCAGAAGCAAGAGTGAGTCCTCTAAACTCATTGGCTGCCCTGTTGTTTAACAAACCCCAGCTCTGACCAATGGCGTTACCTGCAGTGCGTGCCTCAGACTCAGCTTCTTTGGGTGTTTTATTATTACCCAAGATGGTGTTCTTTAGCAGTGGTGTGCGTAACCGCAATCCAAAGGCTACATCTATGTAACCGTCCTTTGATGCTTGCGCTATTCTCTTATCCACAAAGTCGTCTGAGACTTTGTAGAGCTCGTGGTAATTGCTTTCGATCTTCTTAGCATCAAATTCAAGCAACCCTAGATTTTTCATTAATCCAAAGTATTTACCGCCGTAAGTGAGCAGGAAAGTAGGTGCCTTAGAATCTTGCCTCACATCAGGAAAGAGGTCAGCAATAGAATTGATACTTTCTACTGTATCCACAATCCCGGGTAACCTGTCCGG